GTTCGGTTGTATGCCCATGTATAGCGACGATGGGTACATACTCGGGAAAGAAATAGGAGAAACACGATTGCTGGAAATGTATGGGATTCCCGGAGGGTTTATCATTTACAGCCGAGAGGCATTTGAGCGCACGAGATCCAACTTAAAGACCTACAACAGCACGGATGAAAAGATTACTATCCTGGAATGTTTTAGATGCAACGTCGAAGCGGACGGCACCCGCATAGGGGAAGACATCTATTTTCAAAAAAGATACCGAGAGATGGGCGGCAAAGTATGGCTTGAGCCCAATATCCGATTCGTTCACTACGGAGTCAAGGGATGGAAGGGGAATTACCACGAATACCTGTTGCGGCAGAAACTTGTCGCAGAAGCCGAAGGACAGAAATGAAGGTGACGTTAATATACGTGGGCATCGGGGTAGCAGGATTCAATCCGGACCGATGTATTGGGGACCGGGAAGGGAGTTGGATCGGACACGGGATAGCCTCCATCGGAGCGTGTGTCCGGGCTGACGGATACCCAGTCACACTCATCGACATGAGACAGCTTTCGGGCTTCGATCACCTGGCAAACGTCATCAATAAAAATCCGTCCGATGTTTATGGGCTATCGGTCTCGCCGGTGGATTACTATCCGGCATTGAAGACCGCTCATATCATCAAAATAGTGTCTCCGGACTCCAAGGTAATTGTGGGCGGTATTCATCCATCCATTTTCCCCGAAAAGTATGGCTTGGACATTATTGACTCAGTGGTGGTGGGTGAAGGAGAGATCGCATTCCTTGACCTATTGGCTATGATTAAAAACGGAGATGTACCTCCGAAGATAATGACTGGACAAAGACCCTCCCTAGATGCGATCCCATGGGTAGACCGAGAATTATTTGACTATCAACGAGAACTGTCGTGTTGGTTTGCGGATAATCAACAAACCCCTTCTATCACCATGCTTGCAGGACGCGGCTGCCCATACCATTGCGCCTACTGTCAACCCGCAGAGAACGCCGTCTTCGGGCATCCATGCCGGATGAGATCTGTCGAAGATGTAGTTTTGGAATTGAAGTGGCTCAAACTCAAATACGATTACAAGAGCATCACGTTTTGGGATGATACGTTCACGTTTAATGCCAAGTGGATTGAACAATTTTGCGACCTGTACGAACGTTCGAAAATCGGCGCCCCGATTGTGGCATGCAGCCGGGCGGATATTATCTGCAAGAACGAGTCTATGATTGAACGCCTGGCCGGAGTAGGTGTGGACTGGCTAGTCATCGGATTCGAAAGCGGAAGTCAGAGACTTCTCGATTTTATCCGGAAGGGAACCACAGTGGAACAAAATTACGACGCGGCCGGGATCTGTCGGAAGTATGGGATCAAGGTTTTCGGGACGTATATGTATGGTTTGCCGACAGAGACCGAAGAAGAGTCTACGGCTACGGCGACGATGATAAAAGAAATCGACCCAGAACGCCCCAGTCCATTTTGGTTTACTCCGATAAACGGCACGGAGTTGCACAAATATTGCGAGGAAAGGGATTTAATTCTCGATAAGCACAGGACCATCGCGAGAACAGGCATGTGGATTCCTTCTCTCAAAGGTATCAATTATGACCACATCAGACGACTCATGGAGGGCACATATGAGACGGTATCCGAGGCGAGTCCAGTTGTTTCATAGGAACAAGATGGAGGGACAAATTTTTACGTTTAACACAGAGACCGAGGAATCAAAAAAGAAAGCGGAGGGTTGGGTTGAGTGGCGAGGTGCTTTGTTACAACAGAAGGAAGAGGCCAAAACGAAACCTGCGGATACGGTAGAGACTACAATCCCTGCGGGTCTGGGATTTACACCGAACCATCGTAGATTTGGGAGAGGGAGATAATGGGAACCATACAAGCCGATGTCCTGGTTAAAGCGTTGAGAAAGCTGGGTGTCCCCAATGCTAACGGGACACAGTTGGAGAACGCTTTGTCAGCATTCAATGACATGGTTTCGTCCTTGAGTGCCGAGGATGTGTTTCTGCCATATCACACGAGAGAGAGTTTTTCCTTGGTGGCTGGAACAGCGGCCTACACAATTGGCTCGGGCGCAAATTTTGACACCACCAGGCCGGAAGAGATTGTTTCGGCATATATCCGAGACTCAGACGGGAACGACCATCCCGTGAGCGTGGACATGACGCTTGAAGAGTACAGCCTCATCGTGGATAAGGACGCTTCCGAGAGACCCGGAAGGCTCTGCTATTTAAGAGAGTATCCCAATGGGCGCATACTTTTTGATACAGCCCCGGAATCTGTGGAAACAATTTATATCGATTCGCTGAAGCAGATCGGGGAACTCGCTGCCGTTGATACTGCGTTGACCATCCCGCCCGAATATAAGGAGTTTTTCGTTTACAATCTCGCGGCGAGATTGGCTCCGGAATATAACCAAGAAGTTCCCAGGGATGTGTATGTCATAGCTCAACAGAGTTGGGATCGCATCGTAAATCAGAATGTAAAAAAATTGATTTCCACGACTGCCATGGACCCGGCTCTTTGGATTCATGCAAAGCATAGCGCATATAATATCAACTATGAATAGGGGAACGGTATGAAGAAGATTCTGTTAATGTTGCTGGCCGTTCTGTGTTTCTTCAATCGGGCCTACGGGACTGACGGCGGCGCTCAACTCTATGCGCAGCCAGGTCTTCATATCAATACTGCGACAGGGGCAAATTACACAGGCTCCAATGTCAGACTTTACCACTACGCCACGGGGACCACGAACAATTTAAACTGCTGGGCGAATGAGGACAAGACCAGTGCATGCCGCAGTCCGGAGATTGATGATGGGGGAACCTGCGACGGCACGGCGAACGATGGCCGAGTGGATCAGATGTATTGTGACGGGGAGTATGATTTCGTCTTCAAGAATGCAGCCGACGCCGCGACCTATGCGACCTATACGAATCAGCGTGTGACCAAGGACACGGCTACCATGTGGGAGGGGAACTTCGGCACTTCGGATATGACATGTGATGCGGATAACCCGTGGCAGTTGTATACCAAGAAGGACGCTTCCGGGAACTTCCTCGAATTGCAGACGTGTGACCAAGTAGGACCGACCCGCAGATCCATCATAAGCGGGATCATGGACAAATGGGATACATTGTCGTCTTATTCGGATGCAGGTAACGGCAGGCTATCGGCTGCTATAACCGCACTTGGAGCAACAACAACAACCCTTGTCATGGACACTGCCGATACGGTAGGGGTCAACGTGACCGTGCCTGCCAATGTGCATTTGTTCTTTCTCAAAGGCGGGATATTAACCATTGCCACGACCAAGACGCTCACGATCAACGGGGCCATGACTTCGGGACCTTATCAGGTATTCAGTTTGACCGGGACCGGGAAAGTATATCTCGGTCCTGGGCATGTTGCTTATCCACAATGGTGGGGCGCGGTTGTGGATGGAGCTACAAACGACTATACGGCAATCAACGAAGCTCTGACGTCATTCTCGAATATATCAGGCAGGGGTGAAGGGAGGGTCGTTCTCACCAGAGGAATTTTTAAATATGGAACGACCCTGAGCATCCCGGTTGGTGTGACGTTTGAAGGGGATAGCGAAGCGGATACAATCCTGTGGTATTCCGGGACGGGCACCGCTATCGAATCCGGTGGACACTACAGCACCATCAAGAAGTTCACCCTGACATCACTAGACCCGGCAACGGTGAACTGGATGACGTTGACGCTGGCCGGCACGGGGACCGGGCAAACGGGCATCAGGTTGCAACACGTTAATGTGAAAGTGGAAGATGTAGTTATTTCCTATTTCAACAAATCAACGGCAGGGTCCGAAGGCATAGCAATCAAAACAGACGGAGGCAACGCCTTTTCCAATTCGATCGAGAACTGTTATTTGAGATACAATTTCGGCGGGATAGAACTTGCCGACATAGCGAATGACACGATTATCGAAGCGACTCACATTTTAGATTCAACCAAATTCGGGATATTGGTTGGCTATGATTACAACGCTGGGGCTCAGACTGGGACCACGGTTGAAAATGTCAGAATAAACAAAAACCATATCGAACAGGTTAACAATGGATCAAATGAAGCGATCTCCGGAAACAGTTATGGTATATGGCTGTCCAGAAGTGCGGGTGTTTCTATTGATGGAAATTATTTCGAAAGCATCGAAGCTGCAAGTGGCTCGACAGCATATGCGATATACATGCATGGAGTCACGGACGGCACCTATCTTTTGAACACAACCATCATGAACAACAATATATCATTCCCCGATTCGGCTGGTGTCACATACTACTCTTTGTATGGTACAAAGGCTTATTACGGGAACATATTTGGGAATCATTTCCATAGTACGGCCGGAACCGTGACCCTTGATAGTGACTTCAAGTATTTTACGGTTGGGACCAACTATTTTACAGGGTCACCTGATTCTCCCTATGCTTATTCGAATGCCGCATCTTGTATAATATGGGATTTAATACATAACAAATTCTTCCTATCCGGGGATGGGGACAATAACATTGACTTCCTTGACCGGTTCAGAGCAAAAAGTTTTTCTGCACGTGTTACAGAAGCACAGGGAGGGATTTTCAATACGGCATACAAAACAGCAACCGGAACATCCGGAGGAGGATCTGCAACATTCGACATTGCGGTGTCTATCCCAAGCGGAGCAAGATTGCTGGGGTGTCAACTCAGAGTAAACAACTTGATGGCACAGACATGGAGTGCAGCGTATATTACAGGTGCTACTCAGAGCATTGCTGGAGCCGGGCAACTGG